GGTTCGCATCCTGTATTGTGTCGATTCGATACGGTATTGAGTATGGCTTAGTCCCCCTATCTTATCGAGTCCTTACGATAGAGGTATCGATTCTATACGTGTTCTAAAAGCCTTTGCATTCCATGAAGACAATTACGGTACTGTATCGATACAAAAATTGTCGTAACGTTGCAATTTTCGACGAGACGATGCTTGGGCCTCCCATGGACAGGGGCATCTAGTCCTTAATTCGGTGCGCTCGACTATACGGTGTCGGGAGCAAAACCGGGCGGGACCGCCACCTATGGGAGAGGTTGTTCGTCTCGCTGAGACCCTAACGGGCTGGAACGGCGAAACCTAATGGGTCGATACTTTCCGAGTCACCAGAACCTCTTGGTGGAGAACCTGGCGATTCTCAATTATAGTTGAACGGTTTCGCCTTAGCTGGCAGGAGTAGGAGAGAGACGAGACGTAGACTAGAGGGTATCACATTCGAACCCACCATGTAAAGCGGTTAATTTTGTAACGATTTGTAACTGATTCGACCTAACGGCTATACCCTTTGCTATCCTGGATGAGGTATGCTGGTGAGGTGCGAACTCCATGGAAGATAACGAGCTGATGACTAAGGCAGAGGCGATAGAGATCCGCGAGCTGATAGATCAGCATCGTGAGGTTCTTGAATGGGCCAAGATGGAGATGTCTAGCGCGTCTAAGCGAAAGGCTATGATGGCAAGGATTACCGAATCAACGTTAGGTCATCTCGTATGGATCGTCGTCGTAGGCACAGGAATCGCAATTTGGCAGTGGTTGAAGTCGAGCATCGCGAGCTAAAGCAACCCAGGGGTATAAAGCGGTCCGTTTTCAGCCTCAAATCGATTCTAAGCGCCGTTTTGGTAGTAACCATTGCCTACCTATTGTTCGAGCCGCAAATCGTCTCAGATTCGCCTATATTCCGTTATACGGTGGATCCATACGTTACGGACTTGAAGGGCACGAAGGATCCAGCGATAAGACCAGGCGATACGCTTGTTGCTCACTTCGAAGGCGAGATAAGGCGAGAGTGTCAGAAAGTGACGTACTTGCGTCATTTTATTCGGGTTCAGGGCGACTTTGAGCGAATCGAGAAGGTTCCTGCGCTTGATGCTACGTACGTTCGCCCAGGCGATTACAGCTTCAGCGTGAGCCAGGTTACTCCGCCGTTTCTCTATACTGGACGTTGGGTTTGGCGTGCTATTGAGCTAGCGGAGTGTTATCGTGGGGTTGTATGGCGTTCGCACCGTGATATGCCGTTCATCGTTATAGGACCATTGTCTAACGTTGAATGATTGATCTATATTTTCTCAATATTCTATTGAGTTGACGTTCTGTTACCCCCAATTCTTCAGCTATGGTATCTCTTCTTTCGCCAAGCACCATTCGGGTGATGATCTCTGCTTCTAGTTCGTCATGCTTCTTTAAGGCTTCTAGCGCTTCATGCAGTCTGTAGTAGTCTTCTGCAGTGTCTGGATATGTAATGTCTGCATCACGCTCTATTTCCTCTTTGGCCTTGGGGAAGCTTCTTAGGTGGCTGACAATCGCCCATCGGGTCTTTAGTTTTGCGTAATGCTTGAGCGTTGAGCCCTTGCTTTCGTCGTAAGTTTGGATCGCTTCGACTAAGGCTAAATAGGATTCGCTGGTTGCTTCGTCTCGATCTAGGTAGCCGTTAGCCCGTCTGACCCAGTAATTTACCTCTATAGCTAAGCTTCTTAGAATGTCTGAAATTTCTTCTTCAGGGATAGAGTAGTGCGACGCCAGTTTTTGTTGTATTGTCACATACGCGGCCTAAGGTAGGTTTTGCGTTTCCTTTGACCTTAGCAAATCACGAAAGAAGCTCCTTCCTAAATTTGTTGTCTGGTTGCCTTAGGCCGCATTTTTTTCATCGACTAACTTGGAAGTGCGGGCCGTCCCTGAACGAGCGCCAATCGCCGCCCCATGTCAGATCGAACCTATGCTGCGATGCGGATCGTTTCATTGCTCTAGCCAGATATTCATACAATGGCCAATCCCATCTGATCTTGCCGTCAACCAGTGCGGCTAGATCTATAGCATGTCCTGTCAGATGGTAGCTGTTCATCGTCTTGCTAGCCCCGATGCGTACAAGCTCTCGCTGGCGTTTCTTGCTGCGTAGACCTTCTATGATGACGAAGTCTATGGGGCTGGTATGCAACGCTTCTGTAGCCATCACAATCAGCCTGGGGTCAACGCCACGTAGGTTCCGCATGCTGCGTTTGCTGAATCTTCTGTTTTTCATTAGACTGAGAATCCATACCAAGCAGAGATCGCAAGGCTGATAACGATTGCATAAGCGATAATGGTCTTTGCGAGCTTTGATAGTTCCTGATCATTCATGGCTCTAAATCTCCAGACAAGTCGACTTTCAATGGGTTTCTTTTCGGACGCTTTCGTTCGTCTTCGATGTGATAACGAAAGGGCAACGGCTCGCATCTTTTGCACAGGGGCCAGACATTCCCAGGCCATTTTGAGCTAGCAAAGCGATCTTTTGATACATACGCTCCACATCCGGAGCAACGTCTTCGATCTAGGTGTTCGGTTCCTGTTTTGCTTTCCATTTTTGTAACGCCTCATATTCATTCTCAGCCATTTTTCGAGCTTTGGTTATGGTTACCCCATACCCCCATCGATTGTCGTCTAGAGGGAAGCTGGAGCCTTCCCAGATGATGGCCGCTCTTTCTGCTATCCATTCGTCACGTTCATTCATAAGTGATAGATCCCCGGTTTTCGTTTCGCTATTTCGTCGCAACGCCAACCAAACCAGGCATATTCGCTGTTGTCTGTTCCTTTTCCGTTTGCTGCCGGACCTTCGAAAGCGGCTCTTTTGCTGAGAACCCATTGATGCGATAGCGGGTTCTCTTCCCAGAATGGTTTTCTAGCTTGGCTTCCTAGCATTGATAAGCGACCTAGAAAAATTACTGATTGACATTCCAGCAAAAGTCGTTCTGCAAATTGGATCCATAGGCTAAATGGTGGGTTTGTAACGCATAATGAATATGTGTCGATGGCGATTTCAAAGGACAAATAGTCGTCGCCATCATCAAGTTCATAAGATGTGGCCTTTACATCGGCAAATTCATTCAGATTGAAAATAGAATCTATTATTCGTCCATCGCCAGCGCATGGCTCAATAAAGGTCTCGACATTGCCCCATTCGAGTTCTTTAAAGATCGCATCGATGCACCATTGGGGCGTATAATATTTGTCGGTTTTATTCATCGATCACGACCAATTCGAGTATTTCGGTATCCTCTTCGTTTTCTGCTATAGCGTCTGCTACGTTGTCGTAGCAGCTTAGAAAGCCTATCCCAGGGTTTTCTAATGCTGCGTCATCCCAGGCGTGCATATGCATCGGAATATAGACGGTTTTCATTATTTCATTCGCTTCTTGGTTCTGGCATATCGATCGTGGCCCAGTACTTAGGCTTTCGTATGTGCGTATTCTTAGCTTTCAGATAGTCGGATTCGCACCATCCATGCCATTCGTCGTAATATGCTATTTTGGGCGGAACTCCGCTTGTGCTTTGATAGAAGTACCAACCAGCTTTTGCCGGGTGGATTTGCCCGCCTATCCATTCAGCCTTCATCGCCTTGTTCCTTCTGCATCTCACGTTCGATTACGCGTCGTTCCGCTTCTTCTCGATAAGCAGCGACCCGAGTCGCGAAGTAAACGATATTCATAGCTCGTTGATCTAAATCGGTATAGCTGTTGCATCCAGAAGTTGCGTTTCCGTCTCCTATTAGTGCTATGATGTACTTGTCAAGTTCTGTGCTCTTTTCTTGACGTAAGAACTCAAGTGTTAGATTTAGTCTTTCGCTCATTGTCTTCCTTCGTTCTCTTTTTAAAGTGTTCGTAGACTGTCTTTATCGGATGCTTACTGATTGTTTCACCGCAATGCCAGCATATTTCTGATTGGCCGCTTACTAGCATTGCGCATCTAAAGCAGTAGGCTACTTTGTGTTCCTTCTTAGTCATTTGGACTGTCTATATCTAAGAGATTCGCTTTATAGAGGCTGATTACCTGATCTGTCTTATCTAATGTAGCTGCGAATTCTGCAGCGACGTTGATCAGCTCAATAAATTTATCGAGTATTTCGGTCATAGCTTGCCTTTCTTCATTGGTGAGACGTTCATCATGAAGGGCTAGATTTGCGCATACCTCATAGCTTGATAGTGTTATCGTGGTGCGGTAATCGTTTAACGCAAGCACTTCTTGCAAGTCTATTTTTTCTTCAAAGCTAAGCATTTTTGATCCTCCAAGCTCCGTATCGAGCGATTAAATAACTATCTGCAATTCCTATCCGTTTCTCTTTGCTCAAATGTTCCAGGCTATAGCTCGGCTCCATTGCGCCGAACATCGATAAACTAGCTGCTTTGTCTTTACCTTGGATCGAGTGGTGTTTCTTCCATTCGTTCGGTGTTGGGTAAGCGATAGGCCATCCAAAGGCCATGATCACCCCTTCGATAACCCCTACGCTTCGACCGAATCCGAACATCGAGGTAACGCCTTGTCCTGGCATTGCTGAAACCCTTTCGATGTAAGCACTCACTTCGTTTCCTGGCTTTGCTAAGTAGTTGATAGAATTAGAAAAATATCTCGCATCAATTTGGTTTCCTTTGCCGTAAGGTTTAGTTTCTATCTTGAAGTTAGCTGCAATAACGATGTTGTTGTGTTCCATGCTCCATATTGTGAACGCGCCTATTAAGCCTGGATCAATACCGATTACGAGCTTCATTCTTCTTTCCATCCTTTGCCAGCATCCGGAGTGTCTGGGGCTATCCATTGCCAGCCTTCGCCAACCTTGACCGCTCGAAACCCGGCTATGCGTCGTGCTTTTTGAACCGTATTCCAGGAGTACCCGCCACCTTGGCTATCCTTTCGCATGTCGCTAGGGATCAGAACGCCGCCTTGTTCCTTTGAGGTTGCTTCTAGCCATAGCATAAGTTCGCGGATTTCTTCATCGAGTCGATTCGTGGACGCCGAAAGCATGTCTAGATCTTCTTCATGCAGTGGCTCGCTATCCCATTCGACCGGGTTCTCTTCGTTGTCCGGGTCGACCTTGTAGGCGAACCCAAATCGAGCAGGTCCTAAGTTATTTTTGATGCAAAGCATCAATCGTCTATCCGGATCCGTTGGATCGAAAGCGACCAGATAGCTTGTCCTTGCTGCTCCGCTAAACTGGATCGAGCCTGATACTCGATAAAGCCCTGCTTGGTCGCTGCTCTTGTTCAGATGAGCAATGATGAGAAAAGCGACATTCTTTTCCATGATCATCTCTGCGATAGGTCTTAGCGCTCGCCTAACGCTGGTATCTCGATAGTTGTCGGTTTGTTCGCCGAAATATGCTGATATAGGGTCTAGGATGATCAGGCTTGGTTTGTATTCCTCTATAACGCTCTCCAATATGTCGATATCTTCAAGCGTGATTTGATGTACGAATTCTTCTTCATCTTGAGCCCATCCTTGAAGCTCGAAGACTCGGTCCAGGTCTGCGCCAAGCCTTTCCAGCCTAGGCCGTACGGTATCTCCGAAATCATCTTCGCAATTGATTAAAATGACGTTCCCTTGTTTGCCTTCCTGACCGTCTGGCCAATCAGTGCCCGTACTGACTCGAGATGCAATGTCTAAAGACAACCAACTTTTCCCGATACCTGGATCTCCAGCGATCAAGCTGATACGTCCTCGTGGAATTTTCTCGTGCCAAAGCCAGTCGACGTCGCGCGGTTCAATGTCCCGCAATCTATTGACGATAGGATTTCGCATTAAAACGGTATCTCGTCATCGGGATCTGATTTCTGTGGCAGTAGCGCTTCGCCATTGCCGTTCGATTCCGGTCTACGCTTCTTGAATCCGCTTCGAACGTTGGATCGGTTTTCTTGTGTACCTTCGTTGTTACCTTCACGCCAAACTGGTCGGCCGAAGTCGAAAATCTCTTTGTCGTCAATTTCCATCTTGGTTCCGCATATTTGGCAGATGCGGTCGTCTGGTACGCGATTGACTCCGTAGAGCGACACGGTTGCGTCTTCGTGACGGTCGTGCCCTGAAAAGACTAGGTTTCGGATGATGGCTAGATAGTCGCTTTCACGTGTGTATATCTTGACGACCGAGCCGCGTTGTAGCTCTTCTTCGTGTCCGACTACGCGAATTCCCCATTCGCCGCTGCGGAGCTTCATCGGTTTTGCACTTGCCTTAGCCATGGTTCAATTCTTCCTTCTTGGCGAGTTCAATCGCCGCTTTGATTTGTTCTAGTCTGCGCCGAGCTGCTGCCAGCAATACGATCGGCGCTGTGGTTGGTAGCTGAGTTTCGCCTTTAGCCCAATTTCTAATCGTAGTCGGTTCGACGCCGAAATCTTCGGCTAGCTGCGAAGCCCATTCGCGGCCATAGAGCACCTGGCCGATATGTCGGAATCTACAGTTTTGCATTAATATCGCTCATTGGGCTCGCCTTCGCTGTGCAGATAGTTGTGGACTAGATTGATTTGGCTTGCGACGCAGTTCGCGACGCCGCCATGCTGCATGAAGGTTCGGGAAGGGATCACGCTTAAGTTTGCGTATTCGTGAATGCGAACGAAATCGTTATTCTTAAGATTGTTGAGAATTTCGCGATCTTCGATGGTCAGGCTTTTCTCGTTCATCTCAAGGCTCCTCTGTGGTGGTAGCTTTCGTGTTTCGAAAGCCATGCACGTAGTATAGCAAAGGATTTTCGCTTGTCAACAAGTATTTGGCAAAAAGAAGCCCGGAAGAAATCCGGGCTAAGAGAGGAGGAGAATCAGACCACCTATGCCTAGGCCCTATCCTGCCGGAATTTCCGCCAAAGGACAAGCAGCGATCGCTTTCAAGGTTCGATAGGTTTCGATCCGCTTCATTCGTTCCGGAGTTTGCTCGAGAGATTCAGCCACTGCGATAAGCTGATCATAGGTCTGGCATGTCGCTATTTTTTGCTCTGGCGTCATCGCACAGCCAGAAATAAGAATAGTAATGAGCGCTGCGGCTAAGCTGAGACTAAACGTTAGGCTTTTCGTTCGGAACGAGGTAGACGATTGCGCCAGTGGAAATTGCAATAACGGTAAAGATCGTTGTGAGTGCATTGATCACTTCTCCGCTTAGGTCGTTTTGGAGCCCTAGTAAAGTTGCAAATCCGGATAAGACAGGAACCGCAATAGCTGCAACCGCTTTTCTGTATTCTGCGAATTTCATTGTCCGAGCTGCCTCCGAATAAGATCTGTTGCGAAACTAGAAAAGTCACCTGGAGCTGTTGGGGCTGGTCGTGGAGGGGGTTGACCTGGGACTGGCGCCGCTAGTTGTCTAAATCCTTCTCTAGCTTGACTCGCCGCGCCTCTAACCGCTTCCGCGCCTTGCTGAACGGTGCCGATAGCTTGTTGAGCAAAATCACCGCGAACGCCGAAATCATTTTGTGCGGTCATGATGTTAACCATCCTAGGCGTCACGCGGAAACCTAGCATTGACGACAAATTATCTGCTGCTGCTTTTGGCGTAGTTCTTCCGGTTTCCGCTTGGGCGAGCACGGCCCTAATGTCTTGTTCTGCGGTCATTCCCGCCAAGCGCGTCAATGATGATGGCGCTGCCAGGTCGAATCTTTTGATTGCGCCATCGTTAACGGCATTCGATGCGCCTCTATAGAGCGATTCTTGTACGCCAGAAATGTTTTCGAACCAAGCACGCACGCCTGTAACTCGGCTGGTGTACTCTGAAGGCGAAGGGAACAACCGAGATACCAATTCGTAATCGTTGCCGGTCAGTACGCCAAGTTTTTGTCGTTCTTTTTCCGTCAACCGCATCGCAATGATGCGCCGTGAAATCCCATCGAGCACGCGCCGCTCGTCTCGACTCCGTAGTCCGGTAATTTCGGAAACGTCAGGCAATATCTTCAGTATTGATGCGCTCAACGTTGCCGCTGACGCCAAAATGTTATCGCCGCTTCGACCAGCTTCTCCAAAGGCTCTAACAATCGAGTTCATCAGCGAGGGGAAAGCCTGCCCGTTCTCTTCGATGTAATTTGCTAGATCATTGATACCGCTGACCTGGCTGCGGATCACTTTTAGATCTGCTAGTGATTCTTTATTTTGAGCTTGGATAGTTTTTTCGCCATGCCCGAAGTCGTTTCGAAGCTGATTTTTCGTGTATTGGCTACCGAAGGCCACTTTTCCGTTAGACGAATTTTGCGCGACATCTTCTAACGTATAGTCTCGGCCACCTTCTAAAACCCTACCGCGTCTAACTTCGTTTTGAGGCAACGTTCTGCCTTGTCGCGTTGGAAGCGCGGTTTGCTTCTGCCTTGGCGCCGCTATGGTCGGCAGTGGTTCGCCTCGAATATAGGGCTGATTAGTGATTGGACTAGTGTCCGCTCTGCTTGGCGATGGTAACGAACGCGGTCGCGGTTGCGTTGGCTGGATCTGTTGGCCTTGAACTGCAACGCTCGGCTGAAGTTGGCGCAAATCAATTCCGAGTTCTTGTAGATTCTTCGCGACAATCGCATCCAGTTGCCCTCGAGAAATACGAGCGCTTCTCGTGCTTCCGGTACGGTCCACGCCAGCATCAAGATCAGAGACTGACGAGCTGGCGGTCGTTGAGACATTCGTTGCCATGGTCGCTTGAATGTCGTTAGCGACACCTTCGAGAAAGCCTGAATACAAAGACGTGTCGATACCTGCTCGGGCTAGCTGTGTTGCCGCATCTGTAGAACCTGCGATATTTAGCGCATTCTTCTTGTCCGCTGTCGCGCCTTCTTGCAACAAAGAAAACATTTGCGCATAAGGACCGCGAGCCTTTAGCGCCTCATTCTTCCGGCGAACTGCACCAACTTCCTGATTCAGCTTCTCAGCCTTCAGTACCTCTTGCTCCATCTTCGCGCCATTGACTCGCGCCATCTGCGCTTCGGCATTGAGGCCGCGCCCAGAAAGCGCGCGCGTGACTGCGTCTAGGTAGCCTTCCTGCCCTGGCTGCAAGCCGCTCTGTGCAACTTCAGCCTGCGCCTCTTGCATGAGCCTTGCCCGCTGCATTTTGCCGCTCTCGAGCCCTAGAGCGCCGCCTAGCGCGCTGCCTAAGCCTTGACCAGCGACGGCGCCGAGCGCTTGCCCCGGGCGCGCTCTTGAGAGGAGCTGTAGGTTCTGCGCGAACTGCGCTTGCTGGGTTTCTTGAGGCGTTGGCAATCCGAAGATATTAGGCATTAGAAAACCCCTTGAAGTGCGCCGAGAACGCCTTGACTTGAGCCCACGCTTTGGGCGCCTGGCGCTTGCGTCTGTCCTGAATCGCCAAACAATCCTCCAGCGAAGCCTCCAATAGAGTTCCCCAAGATCGAAAAGAAAGAATCGTTGAAATCGCCTGCACGTTGATTTGCGCTAGCTATTCCCGACAATCCAGCATTCGACGGGCGAAAAGCCGAGGCAATACCGGCTGTGCGCGCAATCTGGTTGTTGAGATTATTTTCGAGCCCGAAGAGTCCGCCGATCATGCCAAGCTGGCGCCCTTGCTCTTGCCGAGCTTGGTCAATTCGTGACATATCCGCACGTGCCAAGCCTTCCTCAAGCGCTGCGAGTTCGGGATTGAACATTTGCCCGGCTACCCCACCGCCAACGCCAACGCCTAAGCGCCCACGGTTGAAGAGCTGAGAGCGAAGCGAAGCTCTTAGCGCATCTTCGCGCGGCCGAGCAATGCCGCGAAGCCTGTCTACCTCGTTTTGCACGAATTCGGGATCTTGGAAGGTACCGAATAGGTTGGCGCGCGATCCGCGTATTCGGTTTAGATCGTTTTGCTGACCACCCGTTAGGCCAAGCGTGATCGCGTCACCTTCTCGTTGGAAGCTGCCGAATGGAGAATTGACGGAGGTCGGACCTTGCGAGGCGCTAAGCAACTGCTGTCCGCGATCGTCCTGATCGCCTTGCGTGAGCTGCTGACCAAGAAAGCCAACACCTGCGGAAATGAGCGGAGCGATTACAGCCATTGGATCCTCCTTATTTGTACTTGATGACCCAGTTGCAGATCACGAACGGATTCATAATGTCGACCGTTGCGCCGCCCCCTGTGCTCGCGGTAGCTCCAGAAAGCGAGTGGGTATGTGCCGATTCAGTTCCCGTGTTCACGGTCTCAAGGGTGTCGCCGCTTGCGGTATAGACGACACCCGCAGTGCTTCCGGCCCCTGAATACGCTGGGATCGAGTGCGAGTGCCCGCCATCCGATGCGGTCGCTAGCGTTCCTACGTCATGCGTATGGTCGGGCGGATCGGATTGCGTCCCTGCTCCACCATCCGATCCTTCGTCGCCCGTCCCCGTCGCATACGTGACGCCCGTATCTCGGCTCGCTGCGCCCTCAGCCGTTCCCATGTCGTCAGGGCCGACTGGTACGCGAAAGCGCAAATCGGGCAAATCGAACGTGCCAGCTCCACCCGAGTTGCCGTATGTCGTGCCAATGATGGCAAACAGGGCCGCATAGGTTCCTGTGTCCGACAGCGAGCGCCCGTCGCAAAACACCCACCCGGAAGGCTCAGACGTTCCGCCATAAGCGATCATCGAAGCGACTGGAAGCTCTCGCCCCCAAGTTACCGTGGATCCGCCGTCATCCCAGACAAGCGATTCGCCATCTTCAGGATTGCTCGGCTCGTCAACCTTGGTCGCGATGTGAAGCTCGATCGCCTCAAACTCGTCGTCCATGTCTTGGCCGACAATGATCTTGTTGGGATCGCCAGTCGCTAGGCCATCTTTGACGCTAAAGTCGTTGCCGAATGTGTAATCTGTCATCGGTTTAAGATCCTGCCGAGCTTGCCGATAAAATCGACCTCTTGAACGGCAAAATTACCGCCATTGATTGTAGCCCGAACGCCGAATTGAATTAATGCGCCATCGCCCGCGCCTTCGTACTTCTGCCGAACCAACGTACCAGAAGTACCCCACTCGGCGATCCCGAATTCGTCCTCGTTCCATTCGCTCACGTTGCCGACATCAAGCAACGCAGCCTCGCTAAAGCTCTCGCTTACGTAGTCGAACGACCAAGACAAGCTCACAGACTGGCTTAAATCCGCTTCGTAATAGCCTTCGGCTTGCTTCACGATCACGCTTTGCGCGCTGCGCCCGGTTAGCGGAAGCCATGGGCTTTTATATTCCCAAAGATAGGACTCGCCGCCATCGGCGAACCCCGTATAAGTCGCGATCCCGTCATTTTCGCCCAAATACAACGTACCGCCGATAGATGCGGCAGCCAGCCATCCGATCCCTTCCCAGGTCGACGCTTTAACTTGACGCTGATCGCGAACGTCAAAATACCAATACTTCGCGCCGATCTTGGCGACAATTGCGCCAAGCGGTCGGTGGTATTCCACCTTGATCGACAGTCCCGCATTGATCGCTGCATTGATGTCGACAGTCAGCGCAAGCTGAATTTGAGGAGCGATCGAGGTTAACGGCAAATTCTGCCCGATCAAGGCGCGCCGCAAGCTGCGAAGTCCCGAACGAGACAGATAGATCAGTTCAGTACCAACCGAAGCAAACGCATCGCGAGCGACAAGCCCATCGCCCGTAACCGCATCCTGTTGCCCTTCGGCCGTATCGACCGTTCCGCCAGCTAGCCCAAATTTAACGTTTGGATCTTCGAGCCCAGAAAAGACCAATATCGAGCGTTCGCCGAAAATAACAAGATAGTCGTTCCATTCCTCGAGCGCGACGCCAACGTCTCCACCCCTAGGCCAGATATTGCGCAAGTCAATCGCGCCAGCGCTCGCGCCGCCCCAATCGAACGGATCGAGTAGGGCGCACCATTTAACGGTCTGCATATCGTCATCAAACGCAAAGATACGCCCATGTGTCGCAACGGCCGCGTTGCCGTCTGGATGCGTGGCAACGTAGCCTGTTGCACCCGTGATATCTTCGAAATCGTCGCTTTGGCTCGCTTCAGTCGTGCCGGATGGCTCCCAAAAGATCGGTTCATGTCCCGCCTGGAAGCCAAGACAGAACCCGTTTAAGCTAACGAATTGCCAATCGCTTGCGGTCGGCTGTGTTAGCGGCGGATCGGCCGCATTCGAGCGATCGATTAGCGTAACCGTTCCCGAGTAGACCTGAGCGTCGGCGCCAGTTCCCGCCGCGCTTATGATGTAAGTAGTATCTGCATCTTCGACGAATTCATAAATCGTCTCGGTGTCTTCGCCATGGTTGCCGCCAGTCGTCGCAAGCACCCAACCATTGCGCGCGGCGATCCGGTTGCTTGCGTTGATCACCGCGTTTTTGAGCACCGTCGCCCATCGCGGATCCTGTATCGCTCCCTCTTGTTCGGTTACGACTCCGAAGACACCAGGACTTCGAAGCTGAAACGGTACAAGCTGACCCGCCATTAGACGACGCTCCAAGCGAAGACATTGCCGCCAGCCCTAGAGCCCTGGTCGACATCGATAGCTTTTTGCAGCGCGTCTTCTGCTTGCTCGAGGACTTCTACGGCAGAAGTACCGCCATCCTCGCCACGCTCGCGGATAGCTTGCGCAAACGCGAACAAGATCACCGGCGTCGATGGCACCAGCAATAGCGTAGCATCGGCCGTAATCGAGCCCTGCCCGACGTAGCCGTAAGCCGTGCAGCTATAGGCCGCATCCGGCGTTGGGTAGAACTGGACCTGCAAGTCTCCAGATGAGTCTGGGGCATACGGGCGATAGTAATAAGGTCGTGCATTGTCGATCGTCGTTGATAGCTGATTGAAAAACTGATCGCTTTTCACGACTGGGTAATAGTTCGCGCTTCCATCGACGAGCCTGATCGCCTTGCCAGGGCGAACCTGTTTTGACGTTTCGTCGGCAACGCCCAGAACGCCCCGGTCTTGCCAGCTAGTCAGCGCGTATTCTTGCGTGCCAGAAACGGTCGAGAATGAGGTTTCGGTATAGAGCGCCGACCATCTGTATTCACCTTCGACGTGCTCAACCGCATCGTTTACCAAGTCGCAAACCAGGCGAGAATAAGGCGTATCGGAGCACGAACCCACTTCGGAGCGGCGGAGCAAACGCATCACTGCGTTAACGGTTTGTATCAGTGTCTTTCGGCTCATTTGACTATCACCGTATAACAAACCTCTTCGTAGCGCGGTTTATTGCAATCGAGTCGAACATCTTCGACCTCGAAGCCTGCAAGCTGAAGCGCCATATGCCACCAATCGCGACCCTGCACAATCAGATGAGCATTGCGCCCGTTGGGCAGCTTGTGAGCCGCCTTGCAGGTCGAAATCGCGTGAAATCCAGCAACCTTCGTGAGCTCGCGGATATGGTCGAGAACCGAACGCACGCATTGCGGCTCGACATGCTCGAGCGCATCTGTGCTGACCACTATATCGCTTGGCTTCGGCAGATCTTGCTTGCCCTCTACGCCTGGATCATACTCCGAAACAGGAAAGCCCATGGACTCGGCTAGTCTCCCTTTGCCCGCTCCATAGTCCAAAACGTTTAGCGTCTTGTGCTCGACGCAAAGACGCTTGATCACGTCCGCATAGCGCGCACCTGTCGTCCCCCAATTCGGGTTCTTTTCGTGGTCCTGCTCTAGCAGCTTTTTGTAATTGGGCGTGATCAGCATCGTTACAAGCTTCGCTTTAACATCATCAAATAACGGCTGCTCACGTCGGAATTTGTGCCTTGATATAAGACAAACTCGCGCCCCTTGTCATCTAAAAAAAAGTCTGGGATCCCTAGCGCTCCAATATCGTTGGTAGCCGAGCCCAATCGATTAGAGCCTAGCGGATTGCTTGAGTTCGCTGTCCATGTGAGGAGATCCGTCGAGGTTGCCTTCGCCAGAAAGTGCGGCCAAGACGAATGCCCAGAGTCTGTGTTGAAGTCTGTTTTTAGCAAATGGTTATATCCCGTATACAGCAACTCGTAACCTCCAGACGCAACCAAGATCGAGGTTCCTGTTAGATCGTGACGATCCCAGGAATCCCCGGCGGATGGCGAAAGAACAGGCGATGCTGTGATCGTCCAATCTGTAACATCCGCGACTGGAGCTGAAGCATGACCTAAGGCGCCGGCCGTTCCTGCTGGCGAAGCTGTGCGACCGTCGAATATCATGTGCCAGTCGCCATCTGGCGAAAATTCAGGCGTAACAACGGCAGGATGTCTCGCGTACCTAAGCGGATCGGCGACAATGCCCGTTCCCGTTAGAATCGCTGTCCCGCCATTCGCAACTGTTAACGCTTCTGGATCTGACCCGGTGGCCAAAAAAATCTCGCCAGTGCCGCTGTTGTCATAAAAGACATAAAAAGTAGACCCATAGTAAACTGCGCAGATACCTCGACGACCCGCCGAAGAATAAACGTTTGTACTCGCGACCGTCCAGTTATGCGGATCATTCGTTGACGCGGTCGCTAACTGAAATTCGTTTTGGCCGTTGATCGCATAGTAGAGATACAACGTGTTCCCTACGCTAACGGTTGCGTGGCCGTCAATGTTCGCGCCTAAGTTGTCGATCTCCTTTACATAACTATAGTACTGGTAGGCACGGTTAGCCCACCTCGAAATGCCAAGGATTTCGCCTTCTGAAAGACCCGAGTCGTAAACCAGTACCCGATAAATCTCTCCTGTCATTCCTGAATCGACAACATCTGGATGACCTCCAATGACCAAAGGCCCTGACGTTGTGTCAATCGTGTCGGTATTGGCATCCTCAGCCGCAAGATAGCCATCGATCCAGTGCTGGAAGGCTGTTGCGGTTTTTGTCACGACATGACATCGGATCACGTCATCGTCTGAGCCTTCTGGGTTTGTCGTGATTAGCGTCCCAGCATCCCCAGCATATCGGCAGTGAGCCTCAAACCTAAAATTGTTCGTTCTGATTGATACCGAATCAGGACTGGTCGAGTCCTTATTAATCAAAAACCCATCAAGAGACAGAGCCCTATAGCGCGCAACGATTACATAAGTCGGGTTCGGCAAGTCCAGCTCGGTAGACGATGCAATCGTTAGTTTTTCGGTTCCGTCGAATGAAGCGATGCCATCTTCGAAGTGAGGACGAACCGCATCGCTATCAGCGATGGCATGATGTCCGTTCCCTGTCTTGTCCAGGACGTACCCTATCTCGCTCGTGGCCGTTGCCTTTGTCGTTCCTGCTGTGTCGGAAAACATCACGGATAAGTCGGTTAGATCAATATCGCAAACCAAACCAGGTATGTCACTAGGATTGGCCAGCGATTCGCCTAGCAACGCTATCCGGCGATGAGTGACTTTGCTCATGACATCATCATGATTGCTTTTGGAACAACCGCAACTCTCAGTGTCCCGTTCCCAAGGTCTCGGGTCACTCCGCTAAGATTCTGCAAAATCACTGTCACCGTATCATCCGATCCCACATATCCCGAGATTACCGTCCCAAGCTGCGAAACCTCCAGACTCGCCATGACAAAATCGCCAACTCTCGCGCCTTGAACAGTAACCGCCAGATTGGTCTGCGCCCCATCTAAAATCGAACTGGGGTTCCATGTCGTCTCTGCATAAAATCCTGATAATCTGCTCACGTTTAGATACTCCTACAATTGAACGCGGCTTGCGCTGCCTCGATGCCGGTATAGTTCTGGACTCGGGACTTTCGCGCCTTCTTCGATATTCGGCAAATTCCAGCCAGCCTCGACCAATCGATTAAGTTCAACGAGTGGATAGCTCACCATATCTGCGTACTCGACACGAGTTATGGATAAAATGTTGTCTCGATTGACATTGTAAAACTTTTGAAGAAAATCCGCTTCTTCTAGCCTGACAAGCATCTCAGAGCCTTTGAACCCCCATTTCGACAGCGATTGCTTTCGTTCTGCCTTTGGCCGCGACATTCTGACAATGTGTGCAGGCCCTGGCAGCTTAGTCGACAGCAATGCTCGAGCGATGCGCTTAACCGCTTTACCTTGCTCGAATCGACCCTTTTCGAAGAAACCAAACGGATTCGGTGCGTAAGATTTATCGACAAGCTTGATCGTGTTGGCTAGCTGGTAGTCTGCCTCTTGCACGTAGTTGATCGGCAATCCAGAATCGCGCAGCGTTCGCATCATCATCGATGTGCCTGAACGATGCGGACCAGTCACTAGGTAAAATGGTTCAGGCTGCATTTTTTCTCGGCCTCCCGCGCTTGCGTTTAGGTTTCGCCGCTTCCTTGGCTGCGATGAGTTCTTCTTCAGTCAGTAGCTCCCACTCCCGCGAATCCTGAATCATATAGTGCTCGCCATTGACCCATCCGAACGACAGCGGAACGATGCCGATCGGCGGGATCGTGAACTCATCGAGTATTGCGTGATACTCGACCCTTTCCCACTCGCTATAGGCGCCATCGTAATCGACTATTAAGCACTTCAATGGATGGCCACCTTGAACTGCCCAAAGCACCCGCGTCCCGCCATAAGACGACCAGAGGCGCCCATTTCTTGCCCAAAGCAAGGCGGGGTTGATCTGGCCGTCTTCGTCGAGAGACTTCATGATCGCTTGGCTTGACTCGAGGATGACTTTTGGGCCGCGCAATCGAACGCGCCAATTTTGGAAGCCCATCCCAGACGGAAGTCCGCCTATGCTGCCAGTCGCCGGATTGAAGTTCACAAAACCGGGCACGACCTTTTCGTGCTCCATCCTCTCGAGAACTCCGCGCCGAAGCGTCGGTATGGGTTCTAGCTCGCAATCTCGCCAATCAATCATAAGCGCCTCTTAAGCGGGCACGACAAACGCAACGGCTGCGTCATCGCGAAGCTCGGCAACGCCATAGATCACGTGAGCCATGATCAAATCGCCGATGTATTCCGCTTTGCGTTGGGTTTCGAATTTGACGTTGGTTTGCATCGCCAGCGCCAAGGCCGATTTGTGAAACATCATCCCAACGCGATAGCTCGTCGTCCCGGATGTGTTCGTGATCGTCGGGCACTGCGTCGACACAAAAACATCCATGCCGTAAATGCTGCCGATGCGACCGTTTCGGATCGAGTTGCCCTGCCCGCCTTCGCCGATGAACGCTTGCTCGGTATACCTTGGCAATCCAAGCAACGTCTTTTTAGTTACCGGGGGGATCACGATCGCTCGATCGTTCTCGGGTACGTCGACATCGTCGAGCGTTTGCATCATCGTTCGAACGCCTTCATCGGTTAGCGCCGTGCCGTTGCCCGAACTTGAAGCGCTCCATGCGGTCGTACCATCGCCGCCGATGACCTCAACGCCGCCTTGAACGCCTGAATAAAGCGCCAGCAAGTCGGAATCGATCACCTTGGCGATTTGATAGCCCATATCGTCAGTATAGAACTGCTCCATTGAGCCCAGCGCCTTAACCGAGGCGTTATCTTCAACGATCATCGGGACGACTTTATGCTTGTTTAGCAAAACCTGCTTAGTCGTTGACGTGTCGTTTTGTGCCGTAACCGGCGTTCCTTCGGATTTGTCGACCGCAGCCAAACGGCCAGGAACCGGAATATTGATAATGTCGCCCTTGCGGCCGACGTGGTTGAAACTAGTTACCAGTTGCCCCATGACAAGATTAGCCTTGTATGCGCCGATAACCTGATCGGACCAAAGTTCCGGAATGAAATCATCCGAAGCGGTGATCCCCTGAAAATTTGTCGGATCCCAAGCTGCCATTTAATTAACCTCGACCAAGAGCCGAGATGTTTCGCCCTTAGTCAACTACGCGCCCGTCTTTGTACGCTTGTTTGATGTCCGGTAGCAGCTCGTTATAACGTTGCGGATTAAACGCCAACATATTCTGAAGCTCTTTGCGTCGATAGACGTTGCCGCGCGGGGCTTTAGATGAGCCACGCTCGCCACTGCCCGCCGATGCCTTTTGCTTCGCATTTGCTTTCGTTGGCGTATTGCCGCCACGCTCCGATTTAAAGTCGGACAACAATTCGTCGGCCGCTTCAATGTCGCCCGAATCCGCTTGTGAGTACGCCGCCATGCGTTGCCGCTTTGACTGTACCCACTCCGCAAATTCTGGAGTTGCTACCACTTGTTCGAAGTCGCCGTGCTTCGCGCGCAATTGCTGCTTTAGCATCTCGCCGCGCATCTGGTCGAGTTCGTGTTTTACTGGATCGATCTTTTGCTCGATCGCGCCCGCTGGATTGTCGAAATAGTCGATCGGCTCAGGCGCTGGTTGCTGCGCCTGGATCGCGCTTAGAGCCTTTCGCAGCTCTCCTATCTCATTGCCTTGCTGGCCAAGCTTTCGCTTTAGATTCTCATTCTCTGCCGCGAAATCCGGTCCTGTCTCCGCTTGCGCATCGAGCGGCGCACGTCCTTCGAAGGTTTGACCCTCGAAACGATTGCCTCTGTTTTCGTCTGCTGGCGCCTCATTCGGCGTCGCGTCAACTAGTCGTTGCGACTCATTCATCGCTAAAGTCCTCTACTGATTGCAGATAATCGCGGGCGGCGGCAGCTCGATCGATAGCGAAGTCATACGCTTCGATCAAACCTTGCGCCCGCCATAATCCCCGCTCACTATCGATGCTGAACGGAAAATCTTCCATTATCTCGGCACGAGCCTCGCGCAGCTCGTCGAGATAGACGTTGAAATCAGCAAGATCGAGAAGCCTTTCAAGCGCTTCTGCTCTTACTGTGTCGTTTCGTTCTGTGATTCGTTGAACTCCCTAAGTGCTAGCTGTTGCTCTCGTTTTGCTTCGGCCTCGTCAGCCTTGATCCCGAGATTAAGTAGCTCGCGTTGATGTCGTTGAGTTGCTTCAAGTCGATTGGTTTCGGCCTCCTCTTGCTTGATGCGAAGTCCTGCTAGCGTCTCGCGGCCGCTCTGCTCACGTGCCGCTTGTTGCTCCTGGAGCTGGGCCATGATCAGCTCTTGATCTGGCGTCATTTGATCCGGCGCCATCGATTGCTCGATGAGCTGATCCACGATCTGAAGCACGTTTGTCTTTTCGCGGATCGCCGAGCCCTCGACGATGAGCCGCAAAATGGAAAGCTGCGCCGCGCCATTCGGTAATTGCGTCATCAATTGCGCCATCTGCTGGTTCTCCAGCTCGCGGATCATGATGCCGATCCCGCTGTTTATCTTCGGTCGACTCTCGAGCGCTGGGTAGCGGTTCGGGTCTAGCGCATTGAGGCGCTTCGCTGCCTTTTCTATCAGCGGAACGATGTAATCTCGCTCGATGTTCATGAGCGTTCGAGCGGAGCGCTTCACCGATGCGCCGAGAACCGCCGAAAGCGGACCGCTACCAGTACGCGACATGTCGCCAAGCGGTGACGCTGCCGTCATTTGACCCGTGGCTACCTCTATCATCCGTTGCAGTTCTATTGATTGCTGATAGGTGCCTGGATCTGGCCCGCCAAAAGAAATCGGTTGCAATGCTGTGCGCGCATCGCCTCGCACTGGAATATTGCGCCCAGGCCGCGCCGAGAATCGCTCGCTGCGCGGGACTTGGCGCGTGCTAACCGCCATCATAGGCACCGTCGAGAACGCGAGCGCATCTATTCGAGCGCGCATCTCCGCATCAAGCGCCTTTTGTGGCCAGTACGCCATTTCGGCGATTCCTCTACCCCATATCCGGCGCGGCACCGTATGCCATTGCGCAGAAACGAACGGCCGATCTGCGCCGAAAGGATTCGCCTCGCAGCGTAAAACAACGTCTTCGTTGGCGATCGTGCAAACCGCTTCGACTAGATTATCCTCGCCGATCGCTTCGTCGCTGAGCTGGTCTTTCGACTGGCGCGACTCGACCTCGCTTACGGGGATCAATCCCCACCATTCATGGATTTCAACGTAGTCAGAATCGCGCGGCTGCGCTTCATTTTCGTTGCGAATAACGAAATTCGGCGACGTGTCGAGATTAACCGATCGATATTTACCCTCATCCATGCCGCGCTCAACCACATGCTTCGGGACGAAAATATGATGAACGATGCCCATCGACTCATTAAATGAGTTTGCAGCCGGATCGACGATTAATTCAGTCGGGGCGAGCGCTTGGGTCGTCAATTTCGGCGTATTCCCATCGAAACTAACATCGATTTTCGAAACGACGTTGCCATAAAGAGCGCCGAGCAATACCGCTTCTTCGATATTCGGCCGATCGGTCCATAAATCAGCCAGTAAAAGATCGTCAAGCAGCGGATTACCCGTGTCAAGCCATTGCTCCTTTGAAAATAGCGCCTCGATCACCTCGGACACGGCCGCGTCGATAGCGTGCGCCGTGCTCGGCATGATGATCCTAGACTGCTCACTATCGCGGTTCTTTTCTTCGGTCGTCCACTCGCCGCGCCAAGTGCGATAATATTCGCGCCAGCGTTGGCCGTGTTCTTGATCGCGGAATCGACGCCAATCTGTCGCCTTGGCGATTAGGTCTTCTGCTAGAACGTCACTCATTAACTAGTAACCCACCGCCTTATCCATAGGTTGCCATTCCTCGAGCGGCTCATCGTCGCCAACCTCGCCATAATTCACGCCACACGCTAGCGCAAGCGCTCTCACCATATCGTCAGATCCTTTGCCAGTCGGAAACATTCCGAATTGGGCCGTCATTTCCTGCACGTAATCGCCAGGCTCAAACGTGATCCGCCCGCTCTCCAGCAATGGTTCAATGATCCACGTAGCCCGATCCGAATAACCCGAGTCCGTGTCCTTGATGCTCTCGAAGTACAAACCACGGTTGAAGCGACTCTCGCGCTCTTCGATGTGGTCGGCAATCGATGCGTATTGCTGCGCGCCGATCAGAAACGTATCCGGCGCATACTCACGGTCGAGCGCGAATAACTTAGTAGCCAGCCATCGCGCCGAGTCATTCGTTCGAAAGAAATCGAGCACGTGATACTTGTCGCCAACGATCCGCACAACCGCGATCGATGACATCGAAATGACCATCTGCCCCCACTCGTCCTGGCCTTGCTCGTCAAAGCTTCGCAACCGCACACCAACGACCGTATGCGCCTCGCGCGGTTTTAGATGTGCCTTCGGCTCGACCTTTATCAAGTCAGGATTGAGAACGACCGTTGCAACGTCGCCAAAGTCCGCCTCATATTCGCGCTTGAATACGGCCTCAGGCATCGTTGCTCGAGCGTCTTCGACTTCCGAATCAAGTATGAACGGCGAATCTTTCGTGAAGTACTTGAACGAGCGCCAGCCTTTCGCACCGTTCTTCTCGGCTTGGAAAAGCGAATAAAAATGGTTGCGCCTGTCTGGCGTGCCGATAAACAACGCCTTTGATTCTGGCGCCAGGTCCGCGAGCGTTGCTCTCAAGACGTACGTCCACACCTCAGCCCGCATACTTGCGTACTCGTCTGCGCAAAGATGAGACAAGCCAACGCCACGCAAGCGATCGGGCCTATCGGCCCCCTTGAGCTGAAGTACTCGCCCGTTGCAGAACTCGAATGTGAGGGAGCTTGGCCATGCCTTCGTGATGTAGTTCTCGCCCAGTCGCTCGACAAGCCTGTACATGATGTCTTTCGCTTGGCTAAACGTGGGCGCCACATAGTAGACATCGAAGTCATTCAGAACCTTGCCGCCCGCTTTCGTCTTCAGCACATTAGAGATAAGCCAGCAAGCGGCAAAATGCGTCTTTCCCCACCTTCGACCAGCCGCAACGACAACAAATCTCGTATCTGGTTGCTCGAACGCATCCCAAACTTCCTGCTGCCCATCGTGAAGCTCCCACACTGGAGCAGGAGCGGCTTTCGGCTTGATAGCAGCCCTTGGCAATGGTTTAGCCCTTCTTCGGCGCAGGAACGCCGCTAGACGGGCCTATAGGGTTTGGCGACTTGTTCGGGCGCATTCGATCGGTCTTGCCGCCCATGGGTTCGCGCTTGTTACCTGCGTGCTGCTTGGGCATCGGTTGGTTCTCCGAGTTAGTAAGTACTTGCAAGCCTATAGCATAACACGAGATGCTGATCTATCAGCTCGCGGATCTCTATCGCCTCTGCCTTAGTCATCAGCTCGTTATCTTCCATGGAGTTCGCACCTCACCAGCATACCTCATCCA